GGTGTCGCCCTTTATGGCAACGTAAAGAGTTCCGGCGCTCATATCAGGTCAATTGCAAGCAAATGGTTTAACATCTGTATTACCGTTACAAAAATTTCATCTTGCATTAACCCTGCCCCTTTTAACGTGTGGTAGACGCCGGTATGATCGACCGCGTAAGGCTTAAAGGCTGAGTGCTTATCCTCTTGGAACCATTCTCTTTTAAACTGGCCGCGACATAAAACAATTGCTTCAAAAACTTCTCCGTTTCCCGGCATAAGCTCCACCGGGAAACACATATGGCAGGGCGTTTCTCCCCCTTTGTAAACGAGCACACAGATATTGCAGTCCGGCTTATTGAAATAGCTTACTGTGTGCTCAAGGAGTTTTTTCCCTTGCTTGTTCCCCCAAACAGCTCAATGACGTTTCTGTGCAGTTCGGCGTTTTTCTCAATGACGAATTTATTGAAAGCCCTTTCCTCATCAATAACGCTGGTAAACTTGCCGGTTGCTTCGTCAAAATTACTGCCGAAAAAAAGAGCCTGTTTGGTGTAGGCGGTAACCTCAAGCGGGGTATCATCCACAATGACACCCCAGAAATCAGAAATAAGCGAAGTTACCCACCAAGTCATAAAAGCCTCAGTGTCGGCTTTCTCTGTTTCGACCCGCGTCAATTTGCCGGTCTTCGGATCGTGAACGTATTCGACCAAGGTCTTGATGTACTTTTTCCGCTCTTCGCGCATTTCTTCGTCAGAAATGAACCACAGCTCCACTCCGGACGATTCATCACCGTCCACGAAGTAAAACTTTTGCTTGAAGTCTTTCGGTAAATTTCTTGTTTTTGTCGTGAATTTCATTTAATCAATTCCCCCGAATTAATATTTAAACTAAAACCATGTTGCCATTGACGCGGACAGAGAAGGAAATTTGTCCTAAACTGCCTTTGTCGTAATTCACCGGTGCGGATTTCATAACCACGTTAGATACTGCCGTGTTTGCTCCGGTCGTTTTGCCTGGATGCAGATAGCCGGCAGTTTGGCAAGGCACGTAGTAGCTCGTTTCGTCGATGTAAAAACGCAAGTCAGTAAGCTCTGTTCTGGCATCAAAAGCAGTCAAGAGAGCAAGCTGTCCGGAAGTGTCGCCCGGCTTATGGTTGCCCGCAAAAGAGATTGAGCCACCGTCCATGATTCCCAGAACATACTTTGTGGCCTCGTCGCCCAACTCTGTATCGTCCATCTCGGCAAGGCTCATGCCATCCATGGACCAGTTACCAATACCCAAAACCTTGTCTACTCCAAGCGCTACTTTCCCCAGATAGCCGGGTTTAGAAGTCGTCATGCTTTCACCTTTAATTTTTTCCAAATGTTATAAATGGCGCTGTTGATCTGCACCGTTGCCAAGTGGCCTATTTCAACGCCACAATCTACAAATATTTCTTTTCCTGCTGCCGCTGCTTTATAGCAAAACCCTATATCTTCGCCTATTGTGCTGCCGTCAGGCTTTGTTGTTATTTCAAACCACGGGCGCGGGATGTCTTTCAGGCAGTCTGTTTTTATTAGAAGACAACCCGTGCCGGTCGCGTCAACTTTTATCAGCCCGCCAGCATTTATTTCTTCATCCGAAACATGCTCATGATTTACATTAAGTATTGGCTCGAAGGGCGGGTATCTCCGGTGAACTTTGCCACCAACTATATCAAGATCATGCGCCAGCAATCGCGGTATCAGGTCTTGATCGTGATAAACTTGATCTGTGTCCATCATTATGATATGGGTGCAGCCGCTAGCTGACGCCTGGTCGCAAAGTGACTCCCGGATTGACGCAATGTCGGAATTTCCAGAAGGGACCGAAGGGAATAGAATCATCGTATCATCTGGCTTATCAAGACCGAGGAAGGACACAAAAAATTGAGTATGCACTTTCTCGTCAAATATCGGTAAACCTATCGCCAGTTTCGTCATGTGGTCGTTGCAATTGAGATTGATTTGATTCTGAAAACTTCCTCATCCATATCTTTCATGTCTTCCCATTTAAACATAACCTGATCCACCCTTATGCCGTGTTCAGACCAGACGGACTCGGCAACCTCGGCCATTTTGTCATGGATTATCTTTTCTACTGATTCTGACATCATCTCCCCCGTTCAATGATTGCGTGATATTCGAGTATCATGGTGTAGGTGTTCATTTCTTCATCCCGCAGGAGCCTAGAGCCTGTCCTTTTGAACTGGATTAAGTCGAATCCCGCGAGTGTCATTTTTGCATTGTCAAAAAGTGTCTGTGCGTGACTACCAAGAGTAAATGCTTCACTGGGTGAGCTGCTCTCAGAGAAAAGAGAAAACTGCGAGAAAATATCTCGCCGCTCGTCGCTGAAATCGTAATCGGTGTTTTCGTCAATGAAGTAATAAACCCCATAAGGAAAAACTGCCGATTGCGCCGCCTCATATGGATATAATTGCCCACCAAGTGCCGTTTTAAGGCTGTTGGCGGTGTTGAATCGTGTCGTTATGGCTGCGGCAAGTTCTTTCATATTTTAAAACCGGCTAAGCCTCTGTTTAATTCCGGATGCCTGTTCAGTCTGGCCGCTACCCGGGCAATCTCTTTCCCGGTAATGCCGCCTAATTCTCTTTTGACTTGATTCCTGGCTGGACGAATAAAAGGCCGTGGTGGCTGCGGCCGTTGGCTGATTGGTTGAGGTCCGCCCTTGCCTTTGCCCTTTCCTGGCGCCGATCGTCCGTATTCGAAGAAATGCGCTCTACCTCCTACTGTTTCGGTCCATGGCCCTGACTTGCTACCGAAAACGCCGGCAACCCATCCACCGTCTTTATAAAATGACTTGAAATCGAAAAATTCCCGCAACATCTCGCCGGACCCTGATCCTTGCGTGAGATTCATAAATTTAGTCTCTGTAAGGTCGACAATCCGCTGTGCTGCGATTTCAAGGGCGACATCAACACCGTCGCCCATTTCTAAGGCTATTTTCTTGGTGTCCAAATCGAGATATATGTCAGTCCAATTTTTAGCCATCGCGCCTGCAAGTAATTTCTAAAGTTTCGTTTCGTTCTTCTAAATTTCTAATGCCTATAATTTTGTAAATTGTCGCGCCCTTCAGTGCTCTCATTGCTTCGGTAATTCCACGCCTATATTGAATTCTGAAGACAAGTCTTGATATTGGTGTAAGTTTTCCGTTAATGACTTCTTCGCTTGTTTTAAGTGTCCAAATTTCCGCCCAGGAACTTATAAATTTCGCCCATGTTTCCACCGAGCCGCCATACCCATCAGGTACATTCGTTGCCGCCTGGATGGTGATTATGTGCCGCCTCTTGCCCCGGTTGCTCATACGAAAAACTTTGCCGAGTCCATGGAAAACCAGTGAACCGCAGCCCTCGGTAGTGTCGCCGGAAGCGCCGCTTGTGATCGTCCTATAACTGTGTCTGCTCTTTCTTCATAAAGGTCTGCAATTATCAGTTTCATGCCGACATTGGTACAGTGAGGCAAAACACCGACAAAAAAAGAGCCTGTGCCGTCGCTGGTCAGGGCTATATCGTCGCCGCCGTCCGTGAGAGAAAAACCTGTCTCGGTTATAAAATAATCTGTAGTTTCCGCGAGTGGTTCCGGGAGATTGCCGCCTGATACCGATAGCCGCACAATGTCACCAGCAACAAAAGGCTTGTCTTTGAATGAAACAACCCCACTTGAAACGGTAAAAGGCACCAAATAGCCACATTTAAACCGGATATGAACCGGATTGACCAGATCTAGCTCAACTGACGGCCACGGCTCGCCAATATTCAAAACAACCCGCCCAGGCTCCCCCGCAAAGTCAATCGTGAATTCCTCAAAATCCCGAACAACTCCGAGGCTGTCTGTGTATCGTACAAATTCGACAGCTCGGAGCGGGGGGAAAGGCAGGGAGATGCTATTGCCGCCAGGAAAATTGCTTAAATACAAATCCCATGTTTGCAATACCAGTGCCCGCCATTGCTCGGCCTCAGCCGCCATGCGCGCCGCAGAGATAGCCGCTTTGATCGTCGCGTCCTCTTCGGTATAGAGTGCTGCGCTTTCGGCGTCGATTGATCCACCCGCACGAAGGTGTAATTTCGCCTCGGTTAGGTGGAGCGGTTCGGCTGTTGGGCCTGTGCAAAGCCTCAGGGTCATGCTGCCTCAATCACATAAGTAAGATTGACATCGATATGTGTTGCCGTGCCAAGGTTGCTTCCTGCTGCCTGTTTCGAAACGTAAACTCCGGTATTCGCATCCATTGCTGCAAAACTGGCCCCATCTGCCAATACGGTAACATTGGCAGTGTCTGGTTTTACCACCGTTGACCGGGATAGTGCGGCGACAGCGGCAATAAACGGCCTGGCCGCACTACCACCCTGCGTGGTCACAATATCAACAGACGTCGCCGTTGCCGCATTACCGCCGATAGCAATCAGGGTGAGGTCAGTAATCCGGTATTTATAACCAGCGACAGCAGGAAGCAGAACAAGGCCGGCGTTAACCTCTGCCGTTGTCACTCTGGTTCTCAGATTAAGGACAACTCCGGTTGCGATTGCCCCGGAAGCAACTGTCAGCTTTCCGCCGCTTTCAACGACCGTCTCTCCACCGGAGGCGATAGCTTGCCGATCTCCCCCGGTGTCTTTATAGATTTTGGTGATATTCATTTTGTCACCTTATGCCGTGGGGATATCAAGAGGATGGCCCTTGACGAGGGTAACTGAAATTTGAGTACCTGTTGAGTTGGCGTCAGCTTCGGCAAGGGTAAACTTCAACCATTTTTTCCCGCCCACGTAACCGATTTTGGTGATAGCCGCAACCTGCGCCGCTGTCGCCAGGGTAAACACAATTCCAGTGCCTTCCGCAGGTGTAGCGCCTTGAACGTCAGCAGCCTCTACTTCGGAGTAGGTTCCTGCAACATCAAAAACCGCTGAATCATCGGCGTGTTCAATTTTCAAGGTAATGGTTCCCGTATCCCCTACTGGTTTTGCAGCATTGTCGATGACAATTACGGCAGAGTTAAAACTGGCAAGGGACACCTCAACCGCGGCAGGGGATGCTGCATCGACAAGCAGCATAGGCGGTACAACTTTTACAAATTGGAGATGGCTATAAAGGTCTTTCATTTTACTACCTCAAATTAAAGGCGGGAGTTACCCCGCCGTTTGTCTTATGCCGCGATTTTCAGCGCTTTGATTGCCTCGTACATGACGATTCCGCCACCGACGCGCTTAGTGGTATAAAACTTCACATAAGGCTTCGAGGTGTAAGGGTCACGAAGGACGCGGATACCGAAACGGTCAACGATCAAGTAAGCCCGTTTGAAGTTACCGAACCAGATCGGGAAGGCGTTGGCTGCGATATTGTCCACATTGTCGTCGTACTCAATTGGTTTGCCGAGAAGGGTATCTGGAGTTCCTTCGATCAAACCGGGACGCCAAATGTAGTTGCCGTCACCGTCTTTCAGTTTGTCGATAGTCAGGAATGTAGAGTCATTCATGAGCCATGACGCGCCGGTGCGATATGCAGGTTTAAGGCTGTGCTTCAAGTTCTTCAAAGCATCAGGGTTGTTAAGCAGGGTGGCGTGTCCACCGGCAGTAAAGCCGATCTTGCCCCAGGCATAAGAGGCATTTGCAACCATAGGATATGCTTTCAAGCCTTTCGGTTGACCGACTCCGTTACCGTTTAAAAAGGCATCAGCCTCTTGCTCGTTAAACTCGATAGAAACCTCATCACCAAGCCATGAAGCAATATCAACACGTGCATCGTCGAGCAAGGTCTGAGTCGCCGCAGGCATTGCATAAATTTCCTTAGTGTTGATGGCAATTTCTTTCAGGGTTGGTGTGTCGGTTTCGTCCCTGGCGGATTTTTCTTCAACCCATCCTGAAGCTGCCCCGCCCATGTTGACCAGTTTTTTGTAAGTGTCTGTGCCGATACCACGAACGGTACATATCCGGCGCATAGCCGAAACAGTGCGCGCAATACCGTCAATGGTTGCATCCATCTCTTCAGGGACCAGAAAGCCGCCGTCAGGGTCAGATAGAGTGGAAAGACCGGCTTTGATTTCCAGATCACGGAGTCCGGCTTCAGCACCTTTGCGGAAAAACTTGTCAAAGGCCGCTTTGTGCTCTTTTTTTGCCGGGCCAACCTGGCCGCCGCCGCCTTGGAACTGGTTACGGGCTACAGCCGTTTCAATAGCCTCAAGTTGTGCTTTCATTTTCACAACATCGAGCAATTCAGCGTTGATTTTGTCAACCTTTTCAGCCAACAGAGGGTCAGCGTTGCCTTTTGCCTCAATTTCTTTGAGTCGGTTATCGTTCTCAACTTTAAACTCGTTGAAAGCTTTATGCAGTTCGCTGATAACGGCTTTTGGGTCAACTTCTGCGCGGACAGCCATGATTCCGCGTTTTGAGTATGTTTTCATTTTTTAAATCCTTTTATAAATTCAGTTAGGTTTAGTAGTTCATGAATGCCAGCGCTTGGCGTGACAGTGGCAGCGTTCGGAGTACCCTTTATCTCTTTAATCAAAGACCTCCTCTCGGAACGAGGAAGCCCTTGTTTTGCAAGCAGTGTGTCTATTTTTTTTACAGCAGCATTTGACTTATCTACACCAGCATCAAACACGACATCATCGGCAGACAAAAGACCTGTGGCAAAGCCGGAATCAACAGCTGCTTGGCCACTCATCCATGTTTCATCGTCCATCATTTTGGCCGCTTTTGCTTTGGTGATACCGGCAGCATCGGCGTAAAGATCGGCCATTACTCCGTCAAACTCATCAAGGGTGTCTGCCGCGTCTCGCAGATCATGCCGATTACCTATAGCAAAAACCCAGGCATTGTGAATCATCAAGAAACCTGTCTTGGCTACCTGAATATCGTCCCCGGACATGGCAATCAATGAAGCGGCAGAGGCTGCAAGCCCAACTACCTTGACAGTTACCTTGTGTGGGTGTTCGCGGAGAAGGTTGTATATTGCAATACCTTCAAAAAAATCACCGCCAGGCGAGTTAAGAGAAACAGTTATGTCTTTTGACCCTATGGCCCTAAGCGCCGCAGCAACTCTTTTAGCCGTTACGCCTTCCGACCACCCATCAGAGCCTATTGCGTCGTACATGGTAATAGTCGCATCATCAGAAGCAGCCGAAATAAGAGAGCTATCCCACTTC